TAGCTCGGGGTCGCGTGCCGGAATCTGCTGTAGATTCGGGTTGGACATCGACAAGCGTCCCGACACTGTACCGCCACCGTCACTGCGTAGCTGGTTAATGTGACCGTGGATACGTTGATTGGGTCCGACAAACTTCAGTATGTTGCTGATGAAGGTGCCTTGGATCTTGTTAAGGTTGCGTGCTTCTACCACCGTTTTGGCGAACGGGTGCGGGCACTCGTTAAGGAACGCTTTGGTAAAAGACGGTGCGCCTCTGGCGGTACGGGGATATGCAACTTTTAGCTTGTCGAATGCTTTAGCTAAAGAAGTTGCAGCCCAGACCTCGACGTTGAACCCTGCTTCGTTGTTTAAAGTTCGGTACGCAGCCTTCTCTCTTTTTAAAAGTGCCTGCTTGGTCACTTCGCATTTTTCTAGATCTACGCGGATGCCTCGGTATGTCATGTCGATAAGTGCAGGCGTGAGCCGCGTTTCGAGGTCAAAGATCGTTTCTAGATCCTGCTTGTTGATCTCTACACGGAAGAATTTGTACAGGTCGTAGGTTAGCCGAGCGTCTTGCTCTGCGTATGGGCCGACAAACTGTGCCGGCAGCTTCCAAAGTTCGCCCTTGGGATCTACACCAAAGTCTACGGCTGCTTGAGTAAGCAGCTTCTCTGACTTGGCAAGGCCAAGGTAGTCGTAAGACAGGGCGTTGAGTGAGTAACTAAATCTATTTTCGTCTAGCAGCGCAGCCATGACCATCGTGTCGATGATCTTGCCGTTGACGGGCACGTCTAATGCTTTGAGCCACCCAAGGTCGTAGGGAGCGTTGTGCATAATCTTGGGACAACCTGTGGATAACTGCTTGCCTAGCCACCTAAGTACCTGTTTTTTATCCAGATTTCCGCCACCTTGGTGGGCGATAGGGTAGTAGGCTTCAAAGCCTTCTGTCGCAACAGCAATGCCTACCACGTCCCCGTCTTTGCGAGGCCAGCCCGCGCCCATTGTCTTGAGGTTTGGGTCGCGTGTCTCAAGGTCGATGGAGATCTCTTTTGCATCGGTAAGGTCTACCAGTTCAAAAGGTGCAGTCCATTCGGACTCTGGCGTGAACAGGGGGAATTGCAATTTATTTTCCTTTTGCATTTTCATATTCCATCAGAATTTCGGTGTAGTGCTTAACCTTCTTGAGGTCTTCGATGCCGCCTTTGTCGCGCCACCTACTGATGTACTTGACGATGTTACCTTCTATGAACGGCATGTCGTTTGCCAGTATGTACTCTAACGGCTGGATCTTTTGATTCTTGTAATGCTCTCCAGCAATTTGTTCTTCGAGGGACTTCATAAAGCATAGCTCCTGTAAAAATTCTGAGGTTCGATGGTGTATAAATTCTGTCGCGTTCTTGTGACGGCCACATAAAAGACGCGGTGCATGGAGTCAGGGTCTTGCTCCATGCTGGCTTCGGCTGCGGCGGTAATATCTGTGAACAGGACCACGTTGTCGGCTTCGCCACCCTTTGCACCGTGGATCGTGGACAGGCGGATGCGGGGATTTTGTGTGAGGTCTTCGCCGCGACTGACCAGCGCGTTCAAATATGCAACGTCTACGCTAGGTAATTTGTCCAAGGCTTCCTGCCAACCCATGTCAGGAGTAGCCAGTAACCCATTGAAATCTCTAAGGTATTCGTAGTCCAACATGACTTCCGGATCGCCTATGACCTTCTTGTGACCACGGGTTACTCGCACGCCGTTACCGTTCATAAACGAATACATGGCTTTGGCTGCGTCTAGCGACAGGGGCAAACCTTTCTGAATGCAAGCCCAAGCGCCGAGGGCCATGCGGATCTTCTCGCGCACACTGCGCACCCCACCACCATGCTCGTAGAAGTAGCCTTGGGATTTTAAAAAGTTCTGCACGGGTGACAGGAAGTAGTTCGCCTGTGCCAAGAACAGCCATGACCCTTCGTCCATGTCCAGACCGCTAAAGTCTGTTAGCTGCTGGAAGATGCCTTCCGCCTTGCGAGGCAAGTACTTTTTAGGAAACCTTCGCTTGATACGGTTGCAGATACGTTCTGCAATGGTGTGGATGTTAGACGGTACGCGATAGCTTTGCTCAAGCACCTCGCTGCCGCCATCTAAATTAATAAAGTGTTCAACGTCTGCGCCAGACCATTTGTAGATAGCTTGGTCATCGTCCCCTGCGCAGTACATGCGGTCAGACTTGTTGTCTATGGCGTGGGCTATCTTCCATTGTAGAGGGGACAGATCCTGCGCTTCGTCTAGCATTGCCAGCTTAAACTCGGGGCATACAGATGATGCTGAGTCTGCAAAAAGCTCTAGCATGTCGGTGTAGTCAAACAGGCCGTGAGTCTTCTTGTACTCAACCAAGGCCCGCGCAGCGTAATCCACTTCTAGCCACGGGTTGTTTAGTCCGCTTTGATTGTACTCGGTCTGTAGAGGCTGCTGCTTTAGCCGCGCTAGGGTAATCAAACGAAGCAGTGGGGATTCCTTTTTTAAGCTGTTGCTTAGGTCCTCTTCCACCTGATCGATGCGAGACAGGCTACCTTCGATTAGCTCTACGCCTATGCGGCGCTCTACCTCGCGGTAGTGCTGCGCAGTCATAAGCTGCTCTGACTTCAGCCCCGTCAAGTTGAACGCAAGGCTGTGCATAGTGCGAAAGAACGGTAGGTCCTGCTTGGGATCTAGTCCAAACCTTGTGGCAGCACGATCTTTGGCCTCGTTCGCCGCCTTTCTGGTGAAGGCAAAGAAAGCGATCTTGCTTGGATGCGTGCCTTTAGCCAGTTCTTTCTCCACCAAGTTTAACAACGTGGTGGTCTTTCCCGTTCCGGGCGGTCCAAAGATACGCTGCATTAGTGAATTTCCCCGTCTGGACTTTCTATGCTTATAACGTCCGCCGGATACAAGAACGCGGGAGTATCTTCGCCAAAGTGAGCACAGGTTACGTTGTAGCCCATCCAATCAACGGCATCGTCTTCACTCCAGTTGTTGTCCTTCATCAAAATTTCTATGCATCTGCCGTAGTCGTAGACCAAGAAGGGATCTTCCCCTGCTTTTTCTCCGACTCCAATAATCGCATCGTTTAAGCCATCTAATAGTTTCAAAAGGCCGGCCCTTTCTTATGGTCGGGGTCTGGCTTCCAGTTGTCTACGGTGCAGTACCACGATGTTTTTGGTGGCTTTGCCGCCTTGATGTCTAGGCGTATTTCTTCATCGGGCTGTGTCTGTAGCCATGCAATCATCTCATCGCGATTGATCAGCATAGCGCCCTTTATAAAGTCTGGTGCCTTGGCCCTTGGGGGGAACACCCGTAGCCCGTCTACAAATACTAGGTCTGACATTTTATTCTCCTAAAATGGTATCTCTTCGTCTGCCGAAAACTTCGGCGTGGTGATTCGGCTGGTTAGCTGCTCATGTGCAGGGATCTTCCATAGCCGTACCACCTTGCTTTGAATGCGAAGCTGGGTAGCCTCGCCGTTAATATCGCGCAGTCGCTGCGCAATCTGGTGAGTCTTGTAAGTTTTAAAGTTGGCCTTAACCAAGTGAGCTTCCAAGTCTTTCAACCTAAAGTAAGTAAAGTCTGCCGATTCATCGGTCCACGGGCGCTTGAGCAAGATCTGCTCCTTATCGTCCGCCGCTTGGTGTCCGGTACAGAATTCTTCTAGGTGGTCTTGGAACTGCCCGTTCACACTGACATCTTGACTCACTTCAATGACGTGGCCTTCTGTGTCCGACATCTCGTTAAGCAGAGCATTAATTCGTTGCTCCCACTGCGCCTTTTGCATGGTGCGGGGGAAGAAGTTTAGCTGCTCTACACATGCTCGTTGGAAATCAGATTGGTTCATCAAGTCGTTGGTGCCTAGCTCTAGAGGCTGGCCCTGCACGTCCAAGAACCACACAGGTGGGACAGAGTTGTACTTGCGTAGGTTGGCGATCTGAACGCCCGACACTGCCCCATCAATACCAAACTTACGTGTCTTACATAGCTCTGGGTTGCAGTAAGCATTGATCGGCGCGTCCTTACACTTGTATGCGTAATCCTTGCGTTCAATCTGCTTCGCTACGGTGTTTACCTCGCCCAAGGGCAGCGGAGGGTGGATAAAGTTCATGTTGTGCGTGAGGATCTCTGTCTCCCACGTATCGGGGTACGCCTTTCTAAGGTAGACCCCAATGTTGAACAGACCGTTGTTCCGCGCACCTTCGCCTATGCCTTCTTTACATAAAGTCTGTAAGCACGGTGGCCCGTCTTGTATCGGCAGCGTTGCGTCCTGTTCAATGACCAGCGACAGAGACTGCTCGTATGTTTGAACGTTCTCCTCTACTAAGGCCAAGAATTCGTCAAACGTAGCGGCAGTACCGTCTAAGTTAAACGCATACCGCAAACCGTCCTCATGGTCGAAGTAAGGCATGTTTAAAAAGTTGCCTACATCGCCACGTTCTAGGTTCAAGCTTATCTGCTTGGGAAAGATCTCACTGCCACCGTACCCCAGACCCGCGCACAGTTGTGTCAGGACGTTTTGCATGTCCTTGGCAGGTATAAATGCGTCCGTGAACAAGAAGACGTGAGCGCCCCCAGATTTGCTCCTACAGACTACTAACGGCAGCTTGGCCGCTTGTATCTTGTCAATCAGCGCCTTGTGATCAAAGTTGTATTGATCAATGTCGATACAACCCCAGCGGCATTCATTGTTTTCGTTGATTGGGATAATGCCAATAGACTGCTGGCCGGATAGGTGATGCTCCCAATGCTCTTTGGTCCGCTCACCGCGAACTACGGTAGCCTTGCCTTGGGTCTTGCCACTGCTAGATTTGGACTCAATTTTAAAAGTGCCGTAAGCCTGACGCAGACCATCAAATATTTCTGAAAACTTCGCTATATTCATAAATTCCTTGGTCCGTAGACGGCAGTAGATCGAAGGGGTCTAAGATCTACCGCCTAACGACGCTACGGAACGCCGAGGTGGCTTTTAGAAGGGTTCGTCATCCGAAGCTTCTTTAGTTTTTGCACGGGCAGCATTTTGCTCATGCTTCACCTTAACGTCTCCAGCACTTATTGCCGAGTGAAACGCCTTAGCCGCTTGATATTGCATAGCGTCTTCAATGACACCGTTCAACTCAATCTTCCAACCATGCCAAACACCCTTGGAGTTTTCTTCCTTGTTGGTGCTCAAGTTGTAGACATGCGAGAACCGTGGTGGGGTGAAGGGCATACCTTCTGCATTCAACATACTGCGTGTAGCAATCATGCTGTTCCACTGACGTGACTTCTTCAACTGCGTAGACTTCATTGAAATCAAGGCATTAGAGACAGTACCGTCTTCTTGAAGGATCAACACGTAGTGCTGGTGTGTTTCGTCGATGTACTCGCCGGCACCGCCTACAACGTACTCACGGTTGTCGCCATCATCGCGCTTGGTTTCGGGCCGTTCGTCTTCTGGTCCAAAGATCTTCATTGGCGCACCGTTGCCGGAACCCCGAGGTGCCCACATTAAAAACTCGCGCTTGTAATGGCACGGTATGACGCGCATTGGCTTTTTACCGCTGTACACTTCTTTGGTGACGGAGTTGATCATATCACCCAGCTTTGCATCAATGGTTTCGTCTTGATTCAATAGTTCCGAAGATACAATCTTTAGAAAGGGCAACGCTAAATCGTCGGTGCCCATATCCATACCTAACCCAGCATCTGCTTCAAACATTGCTGGTCCTGCCACGGCTACTGCCGAGCCTTTCTTTTCCGCTATTTCTTTATCGCTCATTTTTGTGCTCTCTTTATTGTTGCTCTGTTACCGATCCATACGCCAAACAAATCCATGTCTAGCTCCAAACCTTGCTCAGTTCGGTCTTTTACCCATGCTTTCAACGTGCTGGCATGTACTTCTTCTTTCTGCTCTGGCTCCATCTTTCTCTTAATAAGATCGTCCAATAAAGCCATTGCCTCGTTATCTTCCTTCTTGCCAAACCGCACGGAGATAGTGTTCTTGATCAGGTCGCCTTCGCCTTTGGCGCGTAGCCATGCAAAAGCGTCTGCCCGATTATCTTCACTGATGCGTGCGCCGTAGGTCTGTTTGATTTCAATATGACTGCCGTCAGTCAAGCGAAACTCAGATAGCCCCAACTCTTGCATCTTGCTAGGCAAGTCTTCGTCAGTAAGCTTGAGAAGTTTTTTCTTTGCTTCCTTTAGGTCGCTCTCTAAACTGGATACCCGCTTTTCGTAGGACACGATGCGGTCTGCGATAGCTTGCACGGAAGCAAGCCCTCTATCGTCCGGTAGGTTCAAAGCGGCATCGCTGTCCCCCGCCATCTGAGAAAGTAAATCACTCATAGTTTTTTCTCGTTTTTCTAGTTTTAAGCGGCGTTAGCCACTTCCCAAAGCAACAATAATCCCATACTATCGCATGTGTCAAATGATTTAGGACCATAATGCAATTTAATTTTAAAACGCAGCCATACGACCACCAAAGAGAAGTGTTCGATGCAAGTTGGGATAAGCACGCACATGCGTTGTTTCTAGAGATGGGCACAGGCAAAACCAAAGTAACCATTGATACGATGGCAAAGTTGTTCTGTGAAGGTGAGATAACGTCAGCCTTGGTCATTGCACCGAAAGGCGTGTACGGCAATTGGGTAAACAAGGAGATCCCACAGCACCTCGGGGACGATATCCCTGTCAAGGTTGTGCAGTGGCAACCAAGCTTTACCCAAGCTTTTAAAAAGCAGCTTAACGAAGTGGCCGACAAGAAAGACACCAAGCATCTACGCATCTTGGTGATGAACGTCGAGTCGTTCTCTACTAAGAAAGGCACGGACGTTGCCGCAAAGTTTCTACGACTTAACCCTGCCAGCCTTGTTGCGGTAGACGAATCCACGTCTATAAAAAACCGTAC